TTATAATTCATTGCGTGAAACATTATCACGTATGTCTGGTAAGCGTGGATACGAAGCATACTTTGAATCATGGACTCCATCATTGATGGAAGACGATAGTGATACGACTGCTGTTAACGAATTGTTTGTGCAAGAAACAGTTGATCCTCGCATTGAATCTGCAATGCCAATCTTAGCTAAACTTTCTAAGAACATTAGTGAAATGACTGAAGTTACAGAACTAGCTGAGTGGGCTGATAGCTTACTTGAAGGTGGCGATGGTGGCGAAGCTAGTGAAGAAACCGACGGTGATACTGCAGGTGATGCAGGTGAAGGCGGAGCAGAAGATGTAGATGATGATATCAACGAAGCTGCCGGCGCAGAAACACTAGCTCACAATGAAAAAACAGAAGCCGGCAATCTAAAAGCATTTGGATTAGCCGAAGAAGGTGACGGTGGTCAGACTGCATTAAACCCACAAGGTATTCCTGAAGGAAGATTAGACGGTGGTGACGATATTGATAGTCCTGTTGCTAGTGCCATTCTACGTAGAATCTTAATGCAACGTCTAGACTTATTATCAAAGTACGGTCCAGAGAAAGTCTCTAACGCAATCGGTGATGTAGCTGACTTTGTAGGTGATGTTGACGAAATTGGTTCAAGTGATGTTAGCGGTTGGATCAAACAGGTTGAGCGTGGCTTAGCCGATTCCCCTGTTGATGAAGGTATCATTGACAAGATTAAAGATGTTGGTCAAAAAGCATTAAACAAATTAGGTCACGGTAGTGACGAAGACTTGTTGAAAGACTTGAAAAAGAGAGCCGGCGTTCGCAACCCTGAAAACGGTAAGCCAAGTATGGCTCACAGTGATGTTGAGAAGGTTGACGAGGAATTAGATGCTGACCAGAAACGTGCAGGGCAATGGGGTCCAACTGGTGGTCCTGCAAAGATTGGCGATCTAGTTGGTGAAAACTTTATCAACACTGATGACCAAGCTGTTGTTACTGAAGTAGATACTGGTGAGTACGATGCTCGTAAATCAACTTCCAAAGGAGAAACTACTCCTGAACAGGAAAAGGATTTCCGTAAGAAAGTACAAGCATACGGTAAAGAACTAGACCAAAGACAAAAAGAAAAAGAAAAAGTCAAAGAAGGTCATGATGATCTGGCTGCTATGCTAAGAATCATTAACAGATAAGGGTAAATGAACTCTTAAAAACCTCACTTAAAAGGTGAGGTTTACCACATTAGGCATAAATACTATTGACATGAGTGAAAGCATTTGCTATACTTACACTTGTGTTAGACACTAATAGGTAGTGTCGAATATTAAAAGAGACCATCTCAATTTTATAAGGAAAAATATCATGGCATCATTAGCAGAAATTCGTGCTCGTATCGCGGCACAAGAAAACAAGTCAAACGGTAACAACACACCGAAACAATCAGACAATTCAATCTACCCTCACTGGAACATGGACGAAGGCACTACAGCCTCACTACGTCTATTGCCAGACGCAGATAGTAAGAACCCTTACTTCTGGGTTGAACGTCAAATCATCAAGCTTCCATTCAACGGTATCAAAGGTGACCCTAACGCAAAGCGTGTTGAGGTTCAAGTACCTTGTGTAGAAATGTATGATCCAAAAGCACAGTGCCCAATCTTGACTGAGGTTCGCCCTTGGTACAAAGATGAAACTCTTAAAGAGTTGGCAAATAAGTATTGGAAGAAGCGTAGTTACTTGTTCCAAGGTTTTGTTCGTCAAAACCCAATCGGCGATGACACTACACCTGCGAATCCTATTCGTAGATTCATCATCAGTCCACAAATCTTTACTATCATCAAAGCTAGTTTGATGGATCCTGAGTTGGATGAATTGCCAACTGACTACCAACGTGGTCTTGATTTGAACATCAAGAAAACAAGCAAAGGTGGTTATGCTGACTACTCAACTAGTACTTGGGCACGTAAAGAGTCTCCATTGACAGAAGCAGAGCAAACAGCAATTGAATCACATGGTTTGTATAACCTTGCTGACTTCTTGCCAAAGCGTCCTGGTGAAGCAGAATTGCGTATCATCAAAGAAATGTTTGATGCATCAGTTGATGGTCAGCCTTACGACACTGAGCGTTGGGGCGCATACTACAGACCATGGGGTGTTGATGCACCTACTGGTACTCAAACTCAATCAGCTCCTGCACAAGCAGTTCAACCAAAAGCGACTACTGAAACTAGCGCACCTGCAACTACAGAGACTGCACCTTGGGATGATGAACCAGCAACAGCTAGTTCGCCTGTAACAATGCCTACAGCGACTCCATCAAGCGATAAAGCACAAGACATCCTAGCGATGATTCGTGCTAGACAAGCGAAGTAATTAAAGGGGCTTCGGCCCCTTTAATGTTTAGGAGAATAATATGACACTACCAGACGAACGTTACCGCGCCCTAAAGCAAGGTAAAAAATTGTTGGAAGAACTATGCGACCCGGGTAAGACACCTAGGGTACCTGCATTAGTCAGAGACAGAGCTAGAGGAGTACTACGACACTATCCTAGCGATTATGAATTAGAACGTATCGCGGATGATTGTCCAGAGTTTCTTGACAAAATTTCGTTCTCTGATAGAATGTACTTAAACGTAGCACAAAAATAATAGGAGAACATCTTGGCTAAACCATTTGACGTAAGTAAATTTAGAAAAAGTATCACAAAGTCTATCGAAGGACTTTCAATTGGATTCAACGATCCCACTGACTGGATCAGTACAGGCAACTATGCATTGAACTATCTTATCAGTGGTGATTTTAATAAGGGTGTACCACTAGGTAAAGTAACTGTATTCGCGGGTGAATCAGGCTCTGGTAAGAGTTTCATCTGTTCAGGTAACTTGGTTCGTCACGCACAAGAGCAAGGTATCTTTGTTGTATTGATTGACTCAGAGAACGCACTTGACGAAGCATGGCTACATGCATTGGGTGTAAGTACTGATGACAGCAAGTTGTTGAAGCTTAATATGGCAATGATTGATGACGTTGCTAAAACAATCAGTGAGTTCGTGAAAGAATATAAAGCACTACCAGAAGAAGATCGTCCTAAGGTCTTGTTCGTAGTTGACTCATTGGGTATGTTGTTGACACCTACTGACGTTAATCAGTTTGAAGCAGGTGACATGAAGGGTGACATGGGTCGTAAGCCTAAAGCACTTGCCGCACTTGTTCGTAACTGCGTTAACATGTTTGGTAGTTTAGGCATCGGCATGGTTGCAACTAATCACACTTATGCTTCACAAGATATGTTCGATCCTGACGACAAAGTATCAGGCGGTCAAGGTTTCGTGTATGCATCTAGTATTCTAGTTGCTATGAAGAAACTGAAACTGAAAGAAGACGAAGACGGCAATAAGATTAGTGATGTTCGTGGTATTCGTGCTGCCTGCAAAATCATGAAGACTCGTTATGCTAAGCCATTCGAAAGTGTTCAAGTTAAGATTCCTTATGAAACAGGTATGAGTCCATACTCAGGTATGCTTGACATGATTGAGAAAGCTGAACTTGTTAAGAAAGAAGGCAACAGCCTAGTCTACACAACACTTGATGGTGAAATCATTAAGAAGTTCCGTAAAGCATGGGAAGCAAACGTTGACGGTTGTCTTGACAAAGTTATGGCTGAATACGCTGAAAAATCTAAACCTATGCTAAGTACTGTATCTAACACTGAGGAGGAGGATACAGTATGAGTTTAGATTTCGTAGCTGAAGTATGGGAAGCATTAAGTTCCCATATTGACTTGAATGATAGAAGTGATGCGGCAGACACATTAGTCAATTTACTAATTGACAATGACTATGAAGCAACTGATATCAAAGAGGCGTTCAGAGGTGACAAAGAAGTAATCGTTGCTTTAAAAGAGTATACAGATCAAGTTGAAGAAGAATATGAAGAATATGAAAATGATGCTGAATCTGATGATGACGAGTGGTGATAAATGAACTGGTATACACGAATCTCAAATGATTTGACTGTGATACCAGATTTCATTACACACTACGATGCTGAATTACTTGAGGCAAAAAAAGATGTAAAGGTATACGGTAATGTTGAAAAGAACATTGCCGCATTACCCGGAATCACAGAACACAGATTCAATCAGCTACAAGAAATTGAAGCTGTATTGAATTTTCTTAATATTAAATTGCGAAAGATCCGTCGCAAATATTTTCAAAAATACTTAGAAGCATATCAACGAGCATTAACAAGCCGTGATGCTGAAAAGTATGTTGATGGTGAAGATGAAGTTATTGACTTTGAAACACTAATCAACGAAGTCGCCTTACTACGAAATAAGTGGTTAGGTATTTTAAAAGGTCTTGAAGCCAAACAGTGGCAGATGGGTCATATCGTGCGCTTGCGCACTAGCGGAATGGAAGATATTTCAATTGGCTAATATTAATTTACAAAACATCTCACTCTCTCACTCAAACCCTTTTAGTATTTCAGGGAAGGTTACGTCTCAGGGAAATCTAGCGCCGTGGAATAATTCTATAGGAAATCTTACTCTGAATGGTTTGTTGAGAATCGAACCCGGTGCTCATGTTAAAAAGTATGAGATTCTTGAAATTGAAGAAGATTTGTTGGCACTAAGCACCGCTTGGAAACGTCTACGTGATGCACATAATAGTGGCGGAGCATATACACCTATTTCTACATTATTGGATAAAGAGTTATTCAATCACGTAACCACTGATGACCGTCAAAAAGCAAATGAAATTCGTGATTATTATAGTAAAAAGATAATGATGTGGAAATTGAAAGATGTAAAGCTTTCAAACTTCCGAGAAGACATGAATTCGTTCATTCATACTAATGGTAAAATGTTTAAAGATAACATGGTACCATTAGCGTTTCGCTTACCTGAATTTCATAAGTATGATATGGAGTTTGATGACTTAGTTTCTGAGCATAATAAGATTATCAAGGATAAGTCAATTAAGCAAACAAAAAATCTCTCGCTTAAAAAAACATTTAGTGTTGGTAAAAAATATACAAAAAGAAAAGAATATTGGTTTAGTGATGATGCTAATAACTTAGTTACTTTTTCATTAACCCACGATAATCCATTAATATCTCTATTGGATATGCAATGTAAAAATACAGTAACATTATCTGGTAATTATAATATGAAATACCGTGATAATAACCAATACTTTGTAGTAGATAAGTACTCATTTTTATAACTTGACAATAAATCGTTTTGGGCGTACAATAGACTCTTATTCAGTTGAAAGGGGTCTTTATGTCTTACATCGTTTTCAAGCACAACAAAGAGTTTGGTCCTCGCAAAGGTCTTGAGGGCCCGTTTCACTATCCTAACGGTCAGGTTCTGTACTACGATCCAAAAGAAGGTTCGTACTACGACCCTCTGACCGACTTCTACGTTCCTCATGACGAGGTTGCAGAACTTCAAAACATGATTTTTGACATTTTAGTTGGTAAAAAATAAGGACTAAGATGAAAAAAATTCTTTCAATTTTGTTGATTGCTATTCCGACACTGTGTTATTCCCAGCATTTCGTACAAGGAAAAGAAACCTACGATATGTCCCCTGGGGTGATTGACACTGCCCCACTCAGGTCTACTTTTTTTACTTACGGTAAATTTTTTCCCTCCAAAGCTGAATCATTTGCGGAGAAGGCTGACAAATCTCTACCTGTGGTAATTCACTTACATGGATGCGGCGGAGTATACAGCGCAGATCAGACCGTTAGGCAATTCTATTCTAGTCTCGGTATGCATTTTATCATGACCGATTTTCACAGGAGAAAAGATGCATCACCCGGTTGCGTACTCAGTGGCGGCAGTGTAGTGTTTACCGGTAATCCAGACACACGCTGGCCTGCGCGCCGAAGAGAGCTTGAGAGTCATATTTTTTGGTTACAATCAAACGGCTTCAATAAAATCGTTGTCACGGGTCACAGTGAGGGAGGGATTATAGCTCAACTCCTAAATGTAAAAGTAGATGCAGTGATTAGCCACAGCGTACATTGCGTTTACCCAAATCGTAATAGATATTTTAGCCCAGAGAATAAAGTCTTGCAATTGATTTCAAAAAATGACCCGTATGGACGTAGATTTACTCTGTGCGCGGGTGACCCGGACCACAGCAATTATACTTCTATAACATCCGAGGTTCCATCACATGACCCGTTTGCAGACCATGCTTGGAAGGATGAAATTAAGAAATTCCTAGGCAAATAAAGGTTGACAATAAATGGTTTTGGGCATATAATACATGTATTGAATCGATAAAAGGAACTGAAATGACTGAATTTGAATCTAAGTGCTACGGTATGTCTGAGTCTGATATTCGTACACAGTACATGGAAAGTATTACCGCTAAGTGTTCTGGTCTGGAAATGGTTGTGATGGGTATCATGAGTGACTGCCAAGAAATGATGGCAATGGGCACTGGTCCTCGTTCAATTGAATACGTTCGTAAACAAATGAACGTAGCCAAGTTTATTCTGTCTGAAATGATGGATTCAAAGGTATCTTAAATTTGACAATAAATGGGTATTGTGCTACAATACTTGTATTGACACTGAAATAAAGGAAACAAATGTCTAGCATCGTTCGCATCACTTCTGGTTCTTATCGTAACTCACCTGTGAAAGGTGAAGTCTTTCAACTGGTTAAAGGTTATCAGTTAGGCTCTAAAGGTGGTTTCGTTACAGTAAAAAATGAAGGTCAATTCCCGGGTCGCCCTGACGAGGTCCGTGTTCAAATTGACAACAAAGAATGTATTGAATTCTTGTCAGGCATGCCTACAATTGAAGCAAAACATGTAACTGAGGAATCTGAAACAGAAGCAATGGACCGTATTGCTACTCGTTTCGGTGTACTTGATGAAATGTCTAAGGCATGTATTGCAGGTGACATTCG